ATCCGACCGCAGTAGTTAAGATACCCGAAGATCCAAATACTTGACCAATTGAAGTATCCACATTCAAGTATGAAGTAGGCTGAGTGTATGGTACAGTGAATTCAATTTCATTCTCCTCAGATATATCAACAATACGTGTGTATGTTTCCGTGGTATAATCACCCGATGAGGCAATATCACCACGTGGATCCCAATTAATTCGAACACGGCCTTGATGAAATTTGGTACAAATAAACTTGAACTTATAAATAAGATCACCTCTCCAATACTTGAAACAACGAGCCACATGAGACATTGGTGTGGCATAAATTGTATCCCCATTGGTTATTGATTCCGTAGCTTGCAATCTTGGTGTGACACGTGAATAGAAAAGTGATGTATTAATGGTATCTGTTGCTGACCACGAGGTAGAAAATATATAACTCTCACGCGTCACAAAAGAAGAAATTAACAATTCGTCTGAAACATCAGCTCCTGCTATTTTAGGATCTATCGTCAGTTCATTCTTGGAATCTAAAGTTAGTTTCTCGATAGGATGACCAATATCAGTTGCTGCCATATTTGGGAATGGTTTAGGTACATAAGCATGTACATCATCAATCACAGGTACATCAGTATAACCAAATAAACTTGCTATCTCAGAGACTGCCTCAGCGGCATAACTCGTTGCAGTTGCGAATGGTCCAATAATAGGAACTGAAGATAGTGAACCAGCAGCTCTGGCTATAGCCGAAGCTGGCTTAGAAACTGTTCCTTCATGTGAATATTCATCTTTCTTCCCTCTCTTACCTTGTACAGCTAAACGAACTGTAGGACCTGCTACCTCAATATCTTCAGCCCAAGCATAAACAGTAATTCGAATAGGTGAAGTGGAAGTTGAAGCAACTTTAAGTGTATCAAAGGAATTCACAAAAATGGCGCCCATTTCGGTTAAATCAGTCGAACTAGTAGCATCTAACCAGTTTTTGTGATAGAGAAAGGGTAATACCATTTCACCGCCCTGACTATTAGCTGGATATAAATAGATATGTGGACGTTGTGAAAATGGAATATTCTCTAATCTACCAGCCGAAGATAATATAACTGGGGCTGGATTAAAATTTGTCATAGGTTGATATGAAGCAATTGCACAACCATAATAAAATGGCGAAGCATTAATAACAAATTTTAAATGTAAATTGCATCTAACCATGTAATAATTATCTAACTTCTTCTTGATAGATGTATGGTTGAAAAATAAGTTCCATGGATGAAAATTATCTGTGGCGGCATCTAATGTACCACCAACAGTCCAAGAAAACTCCTGAATTTGTACTGGTCTTTTAAGAAAATCTCCTAGATCGACATTTTGGGAGTTATCCACTTTGGTGTAGGACATAGGATGTGGTATCGAAGAAATCACATTATTATCACTATCATTGAAACCAACATTTTGTTCAGTAGATTCAGCTGAAGCAACCACAGCTTCAGTATCAACCCCTGAATCGGCTTGGATTCTCAAGAGCATGTTTGATAAATATTTATCATGATAGTCAGTAAGGCTGACAAGGCCTGTAGAGTTTTCACATGAGATTCTACAAAATCTCGACATATAATTAGTACTTTGTACATTTGTTTTTTCATTTTGTATTTTGACATTCAACATAAATTTTTGACAAACTGTCCTGCAACTTTACCACGATACGTAAGCTTACAGTCATAAGCCTCACACAACATTCTCCCACTACGCGTTTGTGGGAACGTTAATAAATGTTGCTTCCTTGCAGACACAAGCGCTTCGCTTGTGAGTTTGATATTTTAAATTACTATATATGGAGGACGATACCATAAATATTTATACAGATTAAAATAAATAAAAACCTGTTGTTCTAATCACTCCCCATGGGAAAGTAAATGTTAAAAGAATCACAATGTTTTGAGCTCCTTTTAAAACTATCACACAATTCCTCGAACGTGGGAAATGTGCTATCTTCGACCCAAATATCCCAATTTAGGTCCTTCACTAGTTTCTTAAATAGTTCAGTCTTTTCCAAAAAGACATCCTTACCATAAAAGAAATATTCTCTCAAAGCAGTTGATATAACTGCTATACCTTGAGCTTCTTCAGTGATAGTTTTAGATTTGTTCCAAACCATCAACATCTTCTCTATAGAGTCATGATCTAATGGTGCCACCATGCACCCTAGATCCTCA